CGGTAGGTTCATTGGTACTAATGTACTTAATGAAGCATTCCTTGAAAGATTCCCTGTAACTTTTGAACAAGAATATCCAACTCCTAAAATAGAACAAAGAATTCTTTCAAAACATTTCGATGATGCTAAGTTTTGTAAGCGTCTTGTGGATTGGGGTGACATTATTAGAAAAACATTCTATGATGGCGGAGTAGATGAGATTATCTCTACTCGTCGTTTGGTTCATATTGTTAATGCTTATAAAATTTTTAAAGATAAGGAAAAGTCACTTCGATTTTGTTTGAATCGTTTTGATGATGAAACAAAAAAGTCGTTTTTGGAATTGTATGATAAAGTTGATATTGACTTCCAACTTACAGACTGATATAATTCTATGAGGTACTTATGGTTAATGCTTGGAGTTTATTATGGGAAGAAATTAATGGTACTATGGATGAAACTTACCCTATAAAGGAGAAGAAGATGACTGAGAAACCAGAAGAACCTGATGATTATGCTAAACTTGTTGATCACCTAATGAGGGTTGATGAGAATTATAAAGAAGTCATAGGTGTTGGAAATACTGCATCTGCTGAATATGGATTTCCACCAAAACCTGTAGCTGATTTTGAACAACCTGATCATAGGAAGTATCAAGAAGATAAAAGTATGCGTGATCTTTCTGATTATGTTTCTTCAACATATAGTGGACATTATACGAATGAAGGATCTAATGTTCAAACTCTAGACCTTATTCATTCCGTAGGTGATGCGGAATCTTTTTGCCGATCTAATGCCATAAAGTATTTGAGTAGGTATGATAAGAAAGGTCAAGCAAAACGTGATATACTAAAGGCAATGCACTATTGCCTGCTGTTGTACTACTTCAGTGGCCAAACAAATGAAACTCCGACCCGTGGTTATGAAACTTTCTGATAAAACACTTTCGTTATTAAAAAACTTTTCAACTATTAATCAGTCAATTCTTTTTAAGGCTGGTACAAAACTTCGTACTATTTCAGTCATGAAGAATATTCTTGCTGAGGTACATATAGAAGAAGAGATTCCAAAAGATTTTGGTATCTATGATCTTAATCAGTTTCTTAATGGACTTTCCTTACATCAAAAACCAGAATTAGATTTTACAAATGATGGTTATGTTGTAATAAAGGAAGGTAAGTCTAGATCAAAATATTTCTTTGCGGATGCTACTGTTATTGTAACGCCTCCAGATAAATCGTTACAACTTCCAAGTGAAGATATTAGTTTTGTTCTTGAGACTGAACAATTAGATAAGTTATTGAAAGCATCTTATGTGTATCAACTTCCAGATCTTTCTGTTGTTGGTGAGAATGGCGTTGTTAAATTAGTCGTTAGAGATAAGAAAAGTGATACATCGAATGATTTTTCAATAATTGTAGGAGAGACTGATAATACTTTTGTTCTTAATTTTAAGGTAGAAAATATTAAGATTCTTCCTGGAACTTATGAAGTAGTAATTTCTAAGAAGTTGCTTTCTAGGTTTACTAGTAAGAATTATGATTTGACTTATTATATTGCTTTAGAACCTGATATTACATGGGATGATGTATAAGGTATGTCAATTAAGTAATGAATATCCTCATGAACTTGTAGAAGAAAAGGAGTATGAAGATTGGACAGACGCTCAGGATGAGGCTGTGCGTTTGTTGAAATCTAACGTAGAATGGGTTCAAATCCATGTTAAGGGAGGCATACTCCAAGAGTTGAATTTAGAGAGGGGGATTATGCCGAATCCTAATTTCAATACTCATTCTCTTGCACCTTACTATGTTAGATTGAGGAATTATGAAGAATAAACCTTATGACGATTCTAATTGGAGGTCTGAGTATCTTGATCTTGCAGGGCATAGGCTCTCGCTTATGCAGTGTGAACTCTTAGAGAAAGGTCCTAAGTCTTTATCTCAATCATGGATGCTTGGTGCCATGCATGGTGATTGGAAAAAGATCAAAGGTTATAAGGATCCAGAACCACCAGATTGTCAATCATCACTACAAGAATGGGAGGCTAGTATAAAAAAATATGACCACGACTCGCAATGAATTTCTTTGGGTTGAAAAGTATAGACCCAAGACTATTGAAGATTGTATTCTTCCAGAGAATATAAAGAAAACCTTTAGAGATTTCCTAAATAAAGGAGAAATTCCAAACCTTCTTCTTTCTGGTCCACCTGGTATTGGTAAAACTACTGTTGCCAAGGCACTCTGCAATGAACTTGGGGTTGATTTTTATGTTATCAATGGATCTGATGAAGGAAGATTTTTGGATACGGTAAGAAATACTGCAAAGAACTTTGCTTCTACAGTTTCTCTTACTACATCAGATAAACATAAAGTCATCATTATAGATGAGGCTGACAATACGACCAATGATGTACAATTACTCTTACGGGCCAATATTGAATCATTCTACAACAACTGTAGATTCATCTTTACCTGTAACTATAAAAATAAAATCATCGAACCCCTCCACTCGCGGTGTTCTGTTATTGAATTCTCAGTTAGGGGAAAAGAGAAGCAAGAGATTGCTGCAGAGTTCTTCAAAAGACTTAACACTATCTTGGACAAGGAAGGGTGCAAAAGTGATAAGAAAGTCCTTGCCGAACTTATCAATAAACACTTCCCAGATTGGAGAAGAGTCTTAAATGAATGCCAAAGGTATTCTGCTGGTGGTATAATAGACACTGGTATTTTAGCAACGTTCTCGGACGTATCCATTAATGATCTCGTTAAAAAACTCAAGGAAAAAGACTTTACTGCCGTCAGGAAGTGGGTATCTGATAACATGGATAATGATCCTTCTGTTCTTATGCGGCGCTTATACGATGCTCTTCCTATGGCCGTGGACGGGCCTAGTTTGGCTTCTGCTGTTCTTATTCTTGCTCGTTACCAGTATCAAATTGCCTTCGTCGCGGATCAAGAGATAAATGTTCTCGCTGCTTTTACTGAAATTATGTGTGAGTGTAACTTCAAATGAACCTATTGCCCGACTCATTTCAACTATATAATTTACGACAGTTAAATCGTGATTATAAATGGGAAAGAAGATTACGGAAAAATGATGAAGAAAATGAAGAGAGAAATCTTCGTATGAAATATGGAGATAAAACTGTTGGTAGAGATTGGAAAAAATTTAAAAAAGAAAGGGGCCTAAAATGAAAAACGATTTGGGTGTAGATCCTGACGAGTGGTTTGATACTACTTGGAAATATATGGATAAAATTGATCCGCTTACTCCAATAACTGATGAGTATGCACCTTCTTCATATGAACCTCCATATGAAAATCCTTTAGACGCAATGCCTATTGCTAGGGATTATAGTATGGAAAATCCTGATGAGAGTGATGAAATTGAAGAAGAGAAAGGACTTACTATGCATGAAAAGATGTATAGACTTGCTACAAAGAATGGTGGATCATGGTTGGGTGGTTCAGAGAATGTACAATCTAATGGAGGATTGAGTGGATACACATGATCAAAATTCCTATTGAAGAACTTAGATTTATTATCAGTGACTTTGTTGAATACTTCAATGGGTTTGATCGTATTGATGATTATCTGAGAAAAGTTAAACAAGAAAAGATTGCTAATCTTGGTATTAATCCTCTATTTCCTTTAGAGGATGATTTTTTTAGTTCTTGGGATATGCCTCCTGGGGACATGAAGATTGGTTTTAATGTTGAGGAGAATAATGAAGTTTTTAATAATTACCTTGCCATTACAACTTCTCATGCCATTGAAGAATCTATTCCTGGCAAGACTATTCGTATTATTGTAAGAGAAACCACTACAAATAAAATCATTGGATTTATTCGTTTAGGATCCCCATTAATTAATTCTAGACCAAGAAATGATTGGCTTGGACATGTTCCTAATCTTTCTTTGTTAAATCGGCATACAATTATGGGGTTCATTATTGTCCCCACACAACCTTTCGGTTATAATTGTTTGGGAGGAAAATTACTATCACTTATTTGTTGTTCTCATGAGATACGTGAAGTTATCGATAAGAAGTATGATAGTAATATATGTTGTTTTGAAACTACTTCTCTTTATGGTAGTACAAAATCATCTTCCCAGTATGATGGTTTAAAACCATATATAAGATTCAAAGGATTAACTGATAGTAATTTTCTGCCACTCTTACCTGGACCATTATTCAGAAAGTTGGAGAAATTATTCAAATCTTATATGAGTAATGATCGTAGTGCTACTCTTGTTAAAAAGAATGCTTCAAGTAGGAAGTTGAAGACGCAGACTAAGATGATTGCGATTATGAAATCCAATCTTCAGGAATATCCTGATGATCTTAGAATGCTTAGTGAGAGTCTTGATAAATTTAAGAACCTTACAGAGAGAAAGAGATTCTATATGTCGGATTATGGATTCTCTAATTCTAGGGAAGTTCTTAGGGGTGATCAAGATACTCTTGAAAAGAATTCTATTAACTTTGATAAATTCTATATGGATAACATAGTAGAATGGTGGAAGAGAAAGGCTTCTAAGAGATATCAAACTCTTAAGGAGGATGATAAAGTTCGTAAAGAACTTGAGATTTGGACCAAAGACATGCACATTGATATTATACGATGACTGAATCTATCAAAGAAAAACTTAAAAAATTCAGAGGCCGAAATAATGGATATGAAAACATTGTTTTCTATTCATATAAGATGAGTCCCCATGCTCATATTAATCAGCATGAACTTAAACGCCTTGAACACAGCATTTCTTCATTGAGAACATATAATGATACAATCCCCGTTTACATTTTTTGCGACGATCCTGATTTCATTCCTCAGCATCTTATACTGGAATATGCAGTAAGAGTTGAACCTTTTGTTGATGGGTTTGATGATACTATGTTGAATGCTTGGTCAATTCATCGATGGTATAATTTACAATATTTCAAAGAAGAATCTCATAACATATTGTATGTTGATTCAGATACTATCTTCTATCATGATGTTCAATACTTATTTGATACATATTGTCAATTTGATGTATATGGTAGAGAAGAATTTGGATTTAGATATGATCCAAATAATGGCGGAGGAAGGAATATAAGAGATCAATTGGATAGAGTTGATGCTTGCATCTATGATTTGGGAGGAAAACATCCTGTATACAAATTTTGTTTAGGAGTGGTCTTACTTAATGATAATATTCATAAGTCTATTATTGAACATTTGGATGAATTATCTGATTTGATGGAACAATTTAAGAGTAGTCAAGTTCTCTTGCCTATTCCAAATACAAGGATAGTTGATGAATATGCTGTATGGATTCTTTTAAGTAGATTGGAAGTTAATACTGGTTTATTTGGTATACAAGATGTAACTCAAGGGTATATTGAACAGAAACATCGAGAATGTTTTAATCCAGTTGTCTTGCATTATACTACAAAAAAAGAACAAGAATTTGCTTCATCTGAATTAAAGTATCATAATCTTATTAGGGATGTTGATGAATTGGCAGGAGATATAGATCCTTATTATAATAGAATGTCTGCTGTAAAATTATGAGTATGAAAGAGATAGGTTTAGAACCTAAATTCCATCATCCAAAAGGCGAACAATCATTTCAAGAAAGAGTTCCTTGGACAGATGATGAGACGATTTTAATTTGTTTAGATAATTGTCGTAATTTGTGTGGGGTAGATAAGAAACAGGTGGAACGTATTATTAAGGAGAGAATGGAACTGGTTCCTAAACCCAAGTTAAAACCAGGAGAGAAGAATGATATAGAAGTTAAATCATTTAATGGTATTAGTGCTACTTTATTGAGAGGATCATT